TCGAATTGTGTCGGCATTTTCTCACGCTCCTAATTTATTTGTTGTAATTATGTAATGTTCTATCAGCATATAAATGTTTCTATTGATAGGTTGGACCAACGGTCCAACTTAGTTTCTCAAAAGAGAAAGAAAGAAGAAGGGGATTTTTATTTATCCCCAACGATTAATTTCCTTTTGATAATTTTCGTTGATTTTGTCGATTTGTGTTTGTGTTGGTGGTTTTCCGTAAAGTTGTTTTGGTGGGTTTTTCATTCGTTCTTTTAGTGTTTTAAGTGATAATTTTATTGCCTGTTCTTTTTTTGGTTTTGTGTATGAATTTGCGATTTTCTCCAAAATTAAATGTTTGTTTTCATAATTTAATCTTGGGTCATATTTGGTTTCAGATTGAATATTAAATCTCGTCATAAAATCTTTTATGCCGATAAATTTATATTCAAATACATTCGTTCCAAATTGTTTTTTTAGTTGTGCGATTGTCATTTTTTCGAGTATTGGTTTAATATCTTTTATGCTGTGGGGTTTTGTTTGTGGTTGTGCTTTTGGTTGTTTTTCATCTGCTTTATTTTCGGACATAGATTTAATTACGCCCTCGATAATTTTTTTCATTTCACTTTCTTTCATTTTTTGATTACCTCTATTATTAGGTAATACGAGTGTAGTATATATAGTTTGGGGTTGCTGGGTTGGACCGTGGGTCCAACTCATCTCTCCATCTAAAAAAATTAGACTAAACCAGATAGTGGATTTTTCTCACCACAATAACATTTTCCGTCTGCCTCAACTGCATTTCCACATTCACAAGTGTAGAAACCTTTTTCCTCGCATTCTCTTAATGCCGTGTGTATTGATACTACCATAATATAAGATATATCATATTGAGTATATAAAGATTGTGGTTGGTAGGTTGGACCAGGGGTCCAACTCAATGATCCAAAAAATAAAGAAAGAATGTTTATGGGAATGTCATACAAGGATCTATTAATATATCAAAGTTACAAGTAGTGTCATTGTATTGCACTCGTATCATTCCTGATGATATAAACATTCCATTTTTTAATTTGTTTTCTGCTTGTAGCGATCCGATTTTATTTGATATAGAATAAAATACCTCATCAGCATTTATAAATATTCCAGGATTTAATTCCTCGAGTATTTTAAATATATATTTTGCTTTTTCACGCATATTTGATTGATTTGTTATTCTTTCTATCATTTTTATCACCTCTATTACTATGTATCAGGTATCAGTATATAAAGGTTTGTATTCTAAGGTTGGACCAGGGTCCAACTTAGCTCTCTATATAAAAAAAATAATAGTGATGATCAGATAGTTACTCGACCCAATCACCACATACTGGACAAACATCATCATCTATTGGGATGACGATCGTGCCACAGTTATCACATTCAATAGGTTCTGTCATAAAGGGGTGTATGGTGTATGGGTTTATAAATGTTGTTATGCCAGAAAAATAAACTAAATATAAAAGCAAATATTCTAATGAACTTTTTAAGCGCGCGCGTGGGGTGTCTGTGGTTGCACTCTCTTATATATGATTATTTATATAAATCGTTATATATACATATAGAGGGCATATTAATCATTCTTATGTGGTATGTTACCTCTCTCTCTTTATGTGTGCTATACGCCATCTTATACCTCTTTAAATGGAATGTTTTAAGAGTATTTAAATGTTTTTTTATATTTGATATGGATAAATTTGGGGTCCAACTCTTTATCGTGTGCCGTGCTAACACGTGTAGGGTCCAACCTATGATTGAGGTCCAACCCATCGGTGAGTTGGACCGGTGGTGTCACTGAGTTGGACCCGCGAGAGTCCAACCTATCGATCTAATATATAACAAACAAAATAAAAGTAAAGAGGTGGGGATATATGAATCTGAAAACACATATCCCCGTATCAGATCAATCTTATTTTAAAGATCGTTTCTATTCAACTTAATGAATAGTTGTATTGCTTTATGCAATTTTTCATTTTCTATTTGTTGTTTTGTTCTTGGTTTCATTCTTTACACTCCTCTATAGCATCATCATAGTATTGTTTAAAATTATTCCATTTATAACCTAACACCCAATTTAGAGTTATTATTTTATCTAATGTTTTTGTTGTATTATCTATTGGGTATCCATTGAATATTAATTTATTTCTATATTCTTTTATTTCATCTATTGATTTCATTTTTAACTCCATTCTGCATCATCAAATTCATCACTCAAATCTAATAAGCATATTAATCTTAATTTTTGATCTTTTGTATAATGTGGATCGTCCTCAATTCTTTTTTTCATTCTCTCTCTTATATCCATTTATATCAACTCCATTTCTTTTTGTATATCTAATTCTATCATATATTCATCAAATTTATTTCCTTCTTTTATATCATATTTCATTTTTACCACCCCATTTCTAATACACAATCAGAGCATACTGGTATCCCATCATATTTTACATCACAACAAAAGTTATATTTTTGTTTTCCACATACTGGACAAGTTTTTCTCATTTTATCCCTCTATATATAAAGAAAATAATAAAGGGTTTTATCCCTCTATCAGTTTTATTATTTGTTGTCTTGTTTCATTGCCTGTTAGTATATCGTGTATGTGTGTTGGTATTATCATAAGGTTGTTTGCTACATTCCTTATTTCATTGCCTATTGCTTGTTTTATATGGTGTGTTGTAAATCCTTCTTCTACAAATATTGATACATACCAAAACTTTTTATTATCGTGTTGTTTGGTTACAAGTTTTAAATGCTTGTAGCCATATACATTATACACATAAGCAATATAGATATGTAAGTTTAATATGGTTGCTTTGTTTTGTAAAGCCATATATGTATTATCAATAACAACCTTACCAGTATCATAATATTTTTGATTTATCAAATAATAAAAGGTATCATAAAAATCAGTTTTTGATAAATCATTTTTAAGTTGCTCAATAACTGTTTTTAATTTTGTTGCTATTGTTTCAGTTTGTGGGAAACTAAAAAATCTTGATTTATCTCTTTTACCTAATACTATATTCCTTAAATCAATAATTTTATCGTTCTTTATTTCAGGAATTAATTTTAAAATTCCTGTTGTGTTGGTGGCTTCATTTTCAGATTTTGATTTTTGTGTTTTCATTTTGGTTACCTCAACCCTGTAAGGACTTACCAAGTATATATAATTTTCCCCAATTTTTACTATTTGTATATCTTTTTAGATGTTTTTTTATATGCTCTTTTATGTATTTTTAGCCAAACATAAACGAATTTTAGAATTTTTTTAGGTTGAGAAATAGCAGCTAAGTTACATCTCAAAACTATAACGATCACTTCAAACCTTCTCTTCACCCAGTAATCTCAGCCCCGAAACTTTCCATATATGGAACGACGTGCTCTATAATATTATAACGGAAACCCGAATCTAAACGCCTCTTATTCTAAATATGACACACAAGTAGTATATAAAGCTTTCGGTGGCCTCTCGGAGGGATTTATAAATCACCAAAATAAAGTTACCGGGTAATACGTATATGAGGAAGACTAAAATATATATACAAAAGTATATGTATATAATACTTTCCATATATGGAAATTAGATTATTTCAGGAGAGCCAAGAATGGCGGGTTAGGGGTAGGCAAATAAAATAAAAATGTGATAAATATGACGAAAGAAAACAAACTCATACAATATAATTTACAAGACGAAGCAATAGATCTTCGTAAGCGTGGGAGTAGCTATTTAGAGATAGCTGAGACACTAAAGAAAAATCATCCAAAGATTGATGATATTCAAAAGTTATCGCAGATGTCTGTTATGAGATTCCTCGATGGAAACAAAGAACGTGAACTACAAGAACAAGTAGATCTCGGTGGAGACCCAGTAAAGGATTTAACAGAAGAATTCTGTACAGCTGTAAGAGACATAAACGATAGATCAAAAACTATATATAATTATTCGATGAGATTCCTTGACAAACTTAAAAAAGAGAATAAAGACAATCCCTTAATCTTAAAGGCAATTAAAGGAGTGAGTGATTCTCTCGCTGAAGAGAGAAAAAATATGATAGCCCTAAAGCAATTTGGTGAGAAGCGCAGTATGACTATCCAAAACATAAATCTCAAGAAAGAGATACATGTAAAGAATATGCTAATGTCGTTCTCGAAAGATTTAAATAAAGAGCTATGTCCTAACTGCAGAGCTAAGATGCCTGCAATATTAGGTAAATTAGAAGAAGTATAGGAGGTCAATAAATGGCAAATAAGAAAGCACCAAAAATGGTCCCAGCTTATGAATTATCAATAACAATGAAAAAGTTCTTTTATGAATTGATTATAGTTGGATTTATAGCTTCATTAACTTGGTATATGTCATCAGGTGTAGAATTACTAAGTTTAGAATTTCCAGCATATGTTGGAATTATATCATTATCAGTAGCTATAGTTGCAGCGTTCATAAATTATTTAAAGAACCACAACAAAATGAAAGAAATTTAGACTCACGTAGAGCACTAACGAAGTTGTATGTTTCACGAGAAAGATGATATGTGATATATAACAAGAGGAAATAAAAATGGCAGAAAAAGAAACAGACTACAAAGATCTAGTATTCAAGGTAGCTCTCACCATTGGTGCGATGTACCTTTTAGCAAATTTACTAGATTTGTCTTGGACAATCTCAATGGGTTTATAAACTCGATGATGATTGAGTCTTGAACTTGATTTGCTGGGTGAGACTCCCAGTTATGTTTTTTATTTATAAAGGTAATCATGGATTTAACAGAAGAGCTTCAATTATTTAAATACTTATCAGATCCAGTTGAAACAATGACTGGATTATTAGAATTAACTTGCGAACCATTCCATCAGGAGTGGATAGACTTAATAGAAAAGAATGACTTCGTTGCTTTATTAGCTCCTAGAGGACATGGAAAGACTACCATTGTTGGTGGTTACATTATATGGAAAGTATTACAAAATCCAGATGTTCGTGTTCTTATTGTGACAATTAACCAAGATAAGGCAAATGAAATGATGATGTTCGTTCAACGTCATTTAGAGGCGAATGAAGGACTATTAAAAATTTTCGGTAACCAAAGGAGTTACTCTACATGGTCGAAATCTTCATGTCGTGTCGCTCCGTGTAAGAGAACGACTAAAGAACCGACTTTGAGTGTTCTTGGTGTTACATCATCTATGGTTGGTGGTCATTACGATTTAGTCATCTTAGATGATATTGCAGATGCAAAGAACTCAAGAACAGATTATAGAAGAAAAGAATTAGTTAGATGGTTCAACCAAACATTGATGCCTATGCTTGAACCAGAAGGAAAGGTAATTTCCATAGGAACTAAGTGGCATCAAGATGATATTCATTCTTACTTTCAACGCCTTCCTGGGTATGAAACCCGTGTGTATAAGGCAATAATAGAGGAACCTGATGATGAGGGAATAGGAGGTAAAGCTCTATGGCCAGATAGGTTCTCATTCGAAAAATTAGATGTATTAAGAAAAACATATGGTAATGTATCATTTATGATGCAATACCAAAATGAATATATTTCAGATGAAGAGTCCCCAATCAAATACGATTGGGTACAAGCTGCGGTAAATGGATATAAAACGCCAGAACCTCCATATAAAAAATATATGGGAGTTGACTTAGCTTCGAAGGGAGAGGAAGCAGATTATTTTACAATATCTATAATAGCAGTAAAAGATGGAATCGCTTATTGTATTGATGGTTTCCGTGGACACATATCAATGCATAGACAATTTCAAGTGATAAAATCTTATGTTGAAAAACATAATCCAATAAAGATTGGAATAGAATCGGCAGCACAACAAAAGATGATAACTGATCAATTTATTGAAGAGAATCCAACTCTTCCAATAATTGAGATAAAGTCATCTATCGTCAATGATAGGATGTCTCGTGTAATGAGACTTTCTGTATTATTCGAAACAGGCAGAATATTATTAAATCCATCGCTTTTACAATGGACGGATGAATTAATATCTTTCCCAAGAGGTTCTCATGATGATACAATCGATTCTTTATCATTTGCCGTTCAAGTATCTCAAGAAATGGATGAAGGAAGAATAGATTGGGAACGAGTCCCTGATTTAATAACAACAAGCAGATCAAGGAAATCCCCGAATATGTATAATGTTGTAAAAATATAGGAAGTCAGTAAAATGGAAGGAAGTCACGAAGTTTTCATTGGAAAGAAGGATATATCTCGATACATATCATCCTGTTTCTTCGCATTGAATAAATTTGATAAAGTTAAACTCATCTCACGTGGGTCTCATGTAAAAAAGTCGTTGGATATTCTTGCGATTCTAATAAGAGAAAATCTTGATGATGTTGAATATAATATTATAGTAAAAAGTGAACCCTTCGAGGGCAGATTTGTTACTGCGTTAGAGATTGATCTTACCGGTACAAGAAAAGAGGAAGAAAAAAATAATGGTTAAATTTAAATTACCTAAAATATTTCCTGAGAAACAATCCAAATACTTAACAAAAGGAGGTAGACCAAAAACAATCATTGCTACTGGACAAAAATCAGAAGGTGGCAAAGGTGGAGATACAACACGAACAGAAAAGAAATTAAAAAGTTATTGGGATTATTACGAAGGTGAAGGAATAATATTCGCTTCAATAAGCATTACTGCTTGGAATACTGTTATGGTTGGTTATCACTTAACATCAGAAGATGATGGAGCCAAGGAAATAGTCCAACAAGCATTTGATGCTACTGATATCGATGGAGCTATTTTAGATAATACAATTTATGCTTTAGTCTTTGGTGATTCATTTGTAGAAAAACTTAAAGGAACAACTGAAGGTACAAAATCGATTAATTATTTTGATCTTCATACAATAGATCCAATAACAGTATTAGCGAATACTGATGAATTTGGAAGAATCACTGGATATCAACAAAAGATTGGTGGTAAGGTATTACCAACAAAATTGAAACCAGAGCAAGTCATGCACTTCAAATTCTTTCCAAAACCATCAACTCCTTATGGGGTATCATTATTACAACCTTCAATTGATACAATAGATAGAAAAGTTAAAACAGATGAGTCGTTAGCTAATGCTATCCAAAGGCATGGAACCACTAAGTATGTGGTATCAGTTGGAAATGATGAAGAAATACCACCTGAATCAGTCTTTACTTCAATAAAAGCAAAATTAGAAGATATAGATTCACAAAATGAATTTATCATACCAGGTTTAGTTAGTATAGACACTATAGATGATAAAGGAATTCAGGGAGTAAAAGAGTATTCAGATTACTTCCAAACACAATTAATTGTTGGATTATTATGTCCAGAGGAAGCTCTTGGACAAGGAAGAGGCTCTACAGAAGCGACATCTAAGGTAAAAGAGATAATGTATGAGCGATTTATCAAGTCAATTCAACATAAAATTGCAACAAAGATGAAAAAAGAGCTAATTGATCCAATTCTTATCGAAAATGGTAAAGAACCTGGTTTAGTTGGTATGAGATTTAATTCTGTAACAGATGCTGATGAAGCAGTAAAGGCAAAATGGATGGGTAATCTCTTAAGAGGGTTCCCAACTGGAAAAATGCCATTTACAATAAATGAGGTTCGTTCAGTATTCGATTATCCTGCAATAGAAGGTGGAGATGAGCTTATGGAACAAGGAGATGGCCTAGAAGACAATAAACCGGCTCCAGCAGGCGGAAATGGGGCAAAAACACCTAAAAGTGACGAAAAAGGCACAAAAACGGACAAAAAGAGTGAAAAAACACCAAAAACGGACAAAAAAGCATCAAAATCATCAAAATCGGTAGAAAAAGAGCTTTATTTACGTATTTTAAGAAGAGTACAAGACTTAGAAGATGAACTAGATGATGTTAAAGAAAGGAGTGATTTGAATGGGCAATAAGTATATTATCCATAAATTAACCAAAAAATTAGAATTTAATGATAAAATTATCCAAAAATACGGAGATGCTCGTGTTTATAGGGATTGTATTATGTTAACTCCGGGATCTTGGACAGATTCTTTATCACATGTCCCAATAGAGTACACTGCAGACGAATTAGCGATGTCTGCCACGACATGGATTGCCAATCATTTAGATTTGGATCATTCATTTAAAACTCTAGATAAGATTGGTTATGTTGAGAATCAACATTGGTATGATAATTCAGTTATGGGTGATGTTTACATCCATCCAATAACACAAAATGCTCGAGATACCATAGCTCAGATAGATTCTGGAAGAATTAATGAATTATCGGTAGAATTGATGTCAATGGATGAATATGACTACGAAAATGACAGAATGCTTGCAACTGATATAAAATTCTTAGGATTAGCAGTTGTCACAGCTGGCGCATGTAGAGACACTAAAATAACAAATAATCCAAATTATGTAAAAACAGAATATTAGGTGAATAAATGGTAAATACAGGAGATAAGAAAACAATATGCTCTTTTTTTAAAGAGTGTAGCCAATATGGATATAAATGTAAAAATTGCTGCTGGAATGCAGATAATCAATTGATTGATTACTATGAGCAAAAGGAGACTTCTGATGGTTATACAAAAAGGCGAGCATAAATGAGTGATTCACCATTATGGATTCTTGGTTGTGAGCTTTGTAAGTTATATATTGCTTGGGATGGCTCAACAAAATTATATTGGCCGGAAAACTCTAGAGATATACAAAAATCTGAATTTATCATAATAGATTGCCCAACATGTGGAAAACCTACTGTTGTTTATAGGGATCATGTATCATCAATATTAAGCGAATCTTGGGGACGTATTCTATATAGATGCCGCAAGATATTTGGAAATAGTATAAAATTACATATTATTAGTAAATGTGAGAGAGAACACCTTAATTATCATATAGTTAAGGAGGAATTCAAATGATAACAAACATAGAAAAAAATGTTAGAGCACTAACAAATATCATATTTAGAGATCTTGAAATAGTCAGTTATGGAGATAGAATGAAAACTGGCAAAGATGCAGCAATAATCTTAAATGGTAACCCAATACATGAATATCTAGGGATATCTCGGATGGATTGGGAGATAATACCATATGAAAAATATGGAACAATAAAATTAACCTGTTGTCGAGCAAATGGGCAAATTCTCTTCAATAAAGAAAAACAAGAAATAGAGGATTATGTTCTAACTATAGATAAACCAATAAAGAAAATTCATATCGATTATAAAGGGTTATCTGTTATATCAGATAATACTCCACTAAATACTAAGATAATTAAAAATGGAAGAGATATAACTAAAGATTTGTCAATTGGTTATATATCATCAACAATTGGTGATGCTGATACTATTACAGAATTACAAATTATATTAGCTTAAATATTAAGGACGTGGGAAAATTCCTACACCAAATAAAAATGAAAAGAAATCAGATTTTATAAGCAGATGCATTCCTATAGTAATGAAAGAGGGGAAGAAGCAAGATCAAGCTAGTGCGATCTGCTATTCTTTTTGGAAAAACAAAAATAAAAAGAAAAATTCATATAATGATGTTATTGAAATCCTTGAAAGTATATCTTTAAATTTAGAGAATATTTCAAAGAATGTTAAATAAGAGAGAGTGATGTTATTTGTCATTAATTGGTGGTTATAGAACTTCAGGAACCACTTCAGGTAGTTCTTGTAGTGATAGAATAATAAATTTTAGTGGATTCGCAGTATCAGGTTTATCTGATAGTAACGTATTAGCAGTTTGCATGTATGCATGGGACTCTAGTATTGATAAATGGATTCCATATGATATAAGGTGATGATATGGAAGAATCTGAACATTTAAAGAAATTAGAAGAGATTATTCCAAGATTGAAAGTAAAAGATGAACATAATTGTGAAGTTACATACGAATCAGATGGAGAAGGAACCTTCATTGGGTTTGGATTACATAAAGAAAAGGGTGTAGCAGTGCAACGAGTGTTTATGAGTAAAGGGACTAATATCCCAGAACATCAACATTCAGAGAATGAATATGCATTGTGCTATTCTGGAAAATTTGAATTAATAACAGAAGGAAATAATGTTATGGTAAATGGAACTAAATCAGAATCTCCACATATATTAACTCCAGGCGATGCAGCATTTTTCCCTCCTGATACTAAACATTCAGCAATTATACTGAAAGATACATGGATAGTGTGTGTAACAATACCAGCTTCCGAGGAGTATCCAGATGCCAAGTAATGACGCAACCATGGCTGGAATTATAGTGGCTTTAGAGAACATCAAAGATGAGCTAAAGCGAGATCATAAACGATTAGATAGTATTGATAGTAAATTAGACAATCATGTTACTCACATAGAACATAGATTGACACAAATTGAGACAACTTTATCAACAATGAAGAATACAAATAAAAATATTACTGAACTAACAACAACAATCAAAAATTTAAAATGGATTGTTGGATCTATATTTCTTACTATTATAGGTATTTTTGGTATGGTTTTTGTTCAAATGGTGTTTTAATGACTGAACTTATACATATGCCGTTATCTCTCAGAGGAGGATTTCATGTCCTTGAAGAGATACACGAGCCAGAAAGAATTATTGCGGGTTACGCTTCTATTATTGAGGTAGATAAACAAGATCACTTTATCCCAAAAGAGGCATTAGAAGATGGAATGCGATCTCTACTTGAGGACTCTGATTATGCAAATATAATGATGACACATAAGAATGTTCAAATAGGAAAAGTTATTCCAGAATATAGTGGAGTAAAAACTCATGTAGATGATAATGGATTATTCATTGTTGTAAAGATGAGGAATAATTTAGATATCGCTAATGAAGTTTGGGAAAAGATTCTCAATAATGAACTTAACGGATTCTCTATAGCAGCAGAAGTCTTAAAATCTCGTGGAGAGTGTAATGACGAGAAATGCTGGAAAGTTATAGAAAAAATGAACATATTTGAAATTTCTGTATGTCACAGACCCATTAATTCAAAATCTGGGTTTGTCGTTATATCAAAGGGAGAAGATCTCCCTGATAATGTAATTGAAGATGTATATAAAAACGTAGGTAATAAAATGACAGAAGAAAAAACATCTCCTTCTGAAGTTGAGAAAGAAGTGGTAATCATCGAAGAAGATACGGCTACACAAAAAGTTACAGAGACTACAGAAAAGAGTGAGTTTAACATAGAAGCTGCAATTGATGAGCTAAAGAGACAAGTATCTGCTCTTACTGGTATTGTTATGGATATGAACAAGCCTCCAGAACCTGAAGTAATAGAAGAAATAACAAAGAAATCTGATGATGAGTGCGTTGATTGTGAAGATAAAGTAAAGGAAATAATCAAAGAAGAAAAAGTTGATGATCCTTTAGAAGCTATCAAAAAATCAATAGATTCTATACTTTCACGATTAGACAAAGAAGATAAGACAGGTGAATTAAGTGTAGCGATAAAAGCAAGAGATGACAAAATCTCAGCGTTAGAGACTAAATTAAATGTTATTGAAAAAGCCGGTGATGAAATAGTAGAGACAAAAGATGAGCCTAAAGAAGATCCAAAAGAAGATACACCAGTAGAGCAAAAGAAAGATTCAGAAGAAAAAGAGCATGTTGAAGCAACTAAAGAAGATCCAAAAACTCTTACAAATGAAGAATCTACTGAAGTTAAAATGCAGAGCCCAATCATCATAAAAGACGGTATGGTAAGTGCGAATAAGTAATATATGTTATTTGTAAAATAAAATAAGAGGAAATAAAATATGACATACACCGCACCAACGGATGATATTTTATATAATGATGATGGAGTCCTATATGGTTATGAAGCATCTGGTGAAATTTTTAAAGGACAAGTTGTTTCTGTAACTACAAAAACTGGTTCTAAACAACCATTTGTTTGTGAGACATACGCTGTTACAATACCAACAATAGCAAACGTCGGAGTCGCAGTTTTTTATGCTGAAGATAATGATATTGCAATTGCTGGCCCTGGTTGCATCGTAAGATGTATAGTTGCAGCCGCTTCGGTTTGTACTGCTGGAGATACTCTATGGCCATCAGGTAATGAAGGTAAAGTCGCCAATATTTATACAATTGGAGATGCTAACGTACCTTGTGGAGTAGCTTTAGAAACACAAGCAAGCGCAGATGGTACAGTACTAATGATGGTTAAATAATCATAAAATTATGTTTTAATGTTATTTCTTAATGTAACTGTTTTTTTAACAGTATGTCTTTAATAAAAAGAAGAATATATATGACAACTTTGACGAAATTGTTAGAATACGGGTTTGCTGGACCTAATGAACAGAAGAGAATACTAAAATCTTATGGATTCAAGAAAACACTAGAAGGCAAAATTGCATTTGATAAAGAAGGTGAAGAACTTGGGGATGCTCACGCTCTTTTACAATCTGATGCACAAGCAATTGCTGATAGTACTTTAGTCCAAGAAGAGGTATACAACACTGTTATAGAAGGTACAGAACCTGTAAGATGTATGAGAGATGTTTTCCCAGTAGTCGCAACTGATTCATATTCAGTTAGATTTGTAAAAGGAGAAGTCGGAACATATGCAGATAAAGTGAGTGAGGGTGGAGCGATACCAATCGACACACAAACTTACACTAAGCAGGATATCACAATAGATAAATATGGAACCCGTCCACTAATTACAAATGAATTAATTGAAGATGGATTATTCGATGTCGTAGATTTGGAGTTAAGAAAAGCTGGAGCTAGAATGGAGAATAAACTTAATAGAGTAATTCTTTATCAGATTCTACAAGGAACTTATGCAATTGCAACAAACACCTTGAATCCCGCTGGCCCACATATCGCAATTAGTGATTATGCCAGAGCTATAGCTTTAGTAAAGGATGACAACTTCATTCCAGACATAATGGTAACTCACCCAATAGCAGAAGGATACCTATTACAAGATTCAAATCTTGCATATGCATCATACGCTAATGGAACAGAAGCTCTACGTGGTGGATCTATTGGTTCAAGAATTCTTGGATTAAAACCATACACCTGTACAGCAACAGATGCTGCAGATCCAACTTGGGATGATACGACAGCTGCAAGTGATGTAACATCATTTATTTGTTCTAAGAATGATCTTGGAGTTCTCTGTATGAGACGAGATTTAACTGTTGAGCAATACGATGATCCGATACATGACCTTATTGGAATGTCCCTTACCATGAGATATGGTTGTGACGTCCTTAATGAGTTAGCTGGTTGTATAATTTATCACAAGTAATTAATTTTTATGTTTTAATGTTTTTATTATCAAAATGTTTGGTTGTATCATTTAATTGATATATCCAAGATATTGAATAAAAAAATAATATAAAAGGAGAAATAAACATGGTAGGTTCAAAAATACCTGTATTAGAAATAGAAAATTATTTAGTTACTAAAGATGGTAGAGGAATCTTAATGTACGATGATGGAGTAAATGCTCATATTGGAGATTATTGGACTGGGATATCATCTCAAGCCACTGGAGCAGATAAAAAATTCTTCTCTGCACCAAGTTCATCTGGTTATATTGGAGTTCATATAATTTCTGGTAGTACTTACGGACCAACTGGAGCCATTTACTATATACCATTATATAGTGCTTTAGATATAAATAATTCATCTTAGGTGATTAGAATGCCTGGTTCAAAAATACCTGAATTAGAAGTAGAAAAAACAACTATAACTAAGGATGGAAGAGGGTTTGTGTTTCATGAGTCTGGAAGGATGTCAAGTGATTGGAGTGGATTTAGTTATTCTGGAGGAACAGTAGGAGGCAGACATTTTCTCTGTGCTGCTAGTTCATCTGGTTGGTTAAAAATTCATTTAGTATCAGGAAGTACTTACGGTCCGACTGGAGCATCTTATTATGTACCTTTATTTAGTTCTAGAGATACTACATTATAGGTGAATTATGTTACATGGTCGTGGTGAACAATATTGGATGACAAAAACATACGAGGACGATCGTCTAAAAGCTTTGGATGATAGAACATTATTTACTGATGAGGATCTTGATGAATTAGATATAGAAGATACTCAAGGTGTTGGTAAATATGATGTTGACACATGGACAGTAAAACAGAATCCATTTCCAATAAATACTTCAGTAAGAAAGAAAATCAAAATTGATGTTAGGAAATCGCGACCACAAGTTGGTGGAGCTGATTAATTATGGTAGATTATTCACCAACAATGGTTAATGAAGTAGATGTAAGAAATTTCTTTTCACCTCCAATAGAACATGATGATGTTTCTAAAGCTGAATTGTTAATCAAAATAGAATCAGTTGAGAAATATGTCTCAACTGTATTTAGTGTAACCTCTGCATCAGATGGGAGAATCCCATGTTTACTATTAATTGCAGCAAAGATAATTCAAACACCAGGTTTAGCAAATAAGTATTATACATTGAGTTATGAAAAGCTCGGTGATTATTCTTATACATTAGCACAACCAATATCTAGAGGAACAGATGTACAATCATCACCCTTTGTGATATCACGAACTTGGGAGAGGATGGCTCTTGATATGCTAGTTAAACTATCAGCAACATCAAGGTATCCATTTGAAAAAGTTAATGAGTAAATATAAACGACCAGATAAAAGATATCCAGAAAATTGGAATTCTATGAGACATCCTATATTCCGTGAATGTGGGTATAGATGTCAAATGTGTCAAAAGTACAAAAAAGGAGAATTACATCTCCATCATATAGTACCTCTTGGCTCAGGTGGTTCAAATTTTAGGTATAATCTAATACCATTATGTAAGGATTGTCACTTTGATGTTCATCATAAAAAAGGGAAAATAAAATTATGACATTTGAATCTCTATTAGTTCATAAGGTGAGTTCACAAACTAAGGTATCATCTCAAAATGCTCTTGGTGAATGGTCTTATTCTTATACTGATAATGCAGCAATAACTTGTCGTTGTAGTCCAGTGACTGCTTCACAAACAATGCTAATTTCCGGTTGGTATGATGATGTAAAGTACAATTGTTTTATGGATGATTCAGAATCTGTATCTCGTGGTGATAGATTAGAATATAGTGGTGATACATATCGTGTAAAAGATATAATATTAGATTCTTCAACTCATCATAAAACTGCATTATTGGTGTTGATTGCATGAAAAGTAATCCAATGAGTTTTTGGTTTGCTTTTGATGATAAAAAATTAGCAAGACATCTTAGGAGATTGGAATTAAAAGCTAGAACAGCTGCACCAGCTGCTGTTAAAGAATTATGTGAATTAATAGATGAAAGAGCTATGGATAATCTTGATTCTAAAGTAAAATGGGGACACTCTATAGAACATGAGAATATAAGAGATACTTTTGATTATTCTGAAATCGAAGATACTGGTAGATATTTCAAGAGAACTGTAAAGTATACATCACCACATGCATGGATTGTTGAGCATGGTGCATTAGGGGAATCACCAGAGAGTAAAAGTGGTAAATTATATCCAATAGGACAGGAACAAGGAAATGCTCAAGCATTTGTAAAAACATTTAAATTACAAGAAGGATATCATTATCTAGAAAATGCAATGAAAAGTATCACAAAATCAGAAATTGATAGAATATTCTTTAAAAATATGGAGATATAATGTCTTACTTAGCAACTTTAAGTATAAGAAACATTCTAATAGCATCTAGTGCGTTAACTTCACAAGTTAGTACTTCTAACATAAAATCTGGATGGCCAAAAGAATTAGATTCTTTTCCTTCAATATTAATTAGTCAATCTTCAGGAACAGACACTGGATTCTTAGGATACAGAGTAGGTGGATTAAGAAGAGAAGAGGTATCAATTCAAGTAGATATTTTTTCTAGAGATACTCGTAAAGAGGTTTTAGATATAGGAGATACAATCGTTCCGATTATTATTTCATCAATGTCTGCAAAAAAGACAAGCGACACTGATATGTATGATACAAGTTTAAATGTATATAGGAAAACACAAATTTATTCATTTACGATGGAACATGATGATTATTAATGTATTTTTTGTGTATTAAATAAAGATAGAGGATAGAAAATGGCAGGAACATTAACAGGAAGATACTGCAACCTATGGTTAGCTGCTCATGCCGCTGCAACACCAGTTACAAGTTGGGCTGATAAAGATCATGCAACATTCGCTGTATCAGATTTCTCTTTAACTATGGATAGAGGAACAGTAGAACAAGAACTTATTGGCCAGATTGGAAATTATTTCGATCAAGGATCATTAAGTATGGATGGATCTTTAACTCAATGTAGGTTTGGTGCATCAGGTAATTCTGATTTACTAGATAATATGGTAGATGGAACAGGAAATTTCAAATATATTGCAATATCTGGCCAAGTTGGCGATGAAGCTGATGATTTAAAATGGTATTTAACTTCGTGTCAAGTGACAGGATATGATATAACAATGGGAGATGCTGATACAATAACAGAAGCTTCTATAGATTTTGTTGTCCTTGATCCATATAATGTAACTTACGATGCGTCAACGTATTGTATATCGGATGCGTGATTTAAATGGCAGGAACTACTCCAACAACTTATAGGGGAAATAATGCAATAATTGCAATAACTGCAAATGGTAGTGAAGTAAGTCATTCAACACTAGCACTTTCTGATTTTTCCTTAACATTAGATAAAGGAACAGTCGAACAGGAATTGATTGGTGAAGAAGGTAATTATTTCGTTGCAGGATCTATGTCAGCTGAAGGTTCATTAACATCATGTAGATTGAACAGTGGTGGAATAGGTGGACTTATTTCTGATATGCTTGGCAATTATGCAGTGACAATATCTGGATCTTGTGGAGCAAATTCATTACACTTTTACTTTGTTAGTTCAGTTGTAACTGGATTTGATTTTAGTATTGGTGATGCGGATACGATAACTGAAGGTTCAATAGATTTTACTTTATTGCATCCTTATAAGGTATCAAGTGTGACTCACGTCGGTGATGGTGGAACAAGAATTTCAGATGGATACTAAACAGTAAATATGTTTTAATGTTTTTATTCTAACTTAAATGTTAGAAGGAAATCTAAAATGGTAGAAGAACAAAAAGTAATTACTCCAAAAGAAGAAATGAAGAAGTTCAAAGAAGAACTTAAAGAAAAGGAATCTAAAACAAGTCAAACTGTAATCCAACAAATAGCAACAAGAGATAAATTAGAACGAGACTATAAAGAAGATTTATTATCAGTCGAATTCTATTCATCTTCAGAGACAAAGCGAATGGTAAAAGCAAAACGACCAACACAAGAAGAGATGATGACAATAATGAGATTATCCGCAGAAGCCTCAATTTATGAGGGGAAAATGGATTCCAAATCTCTACAAAGAATGGTTGATATATATGATAAATTACCACAACTTGCAGCAAAGCTTACAGTAGACAAAACTTTAGACGAATCATTCTGGAAAGAGTTTGTATCTTTCTCTACTCTTCAAGGATTTATCACAGAACTCATTAGAGTTACCCAAATGGGACCAATGAGTGGTGATGAAATGGAGAAATTTCGTTAAGAGCGGATTCGGCCAGATGGAGTATAAATTGTGTGAGAAATTACACAAGACTCCCATGGAAATAGGAGATTTGAGGACAAAAGATCCTCTTGGAATATCGTTCATTGAGCAAGCTATAATACATGAATACAAAGAAAAGGAAAAACAATACAAGGAAGCTCAAAAGAAAATGAAAAGAAAGCGATAATGTATGTAATTTTATTTTATAATAGGAAGGATACATGACAGCAACAGTAGTAGTACATGAGATAACTGGCCCTGATGCAGTTCAGGTTTATACAACAAAAGATGATGGTGCTAATAATTCTCGATACTATACAGCAGATCACAATGATCCTGATTTGACAACTAACCCAATCCCAATTCCAAATGATATAGATGGTGGTTTAAGTGGATCCTATTGGAAAACACATTGCTTAAATGTTACGGTATCTCCAACAACATATATAGAAAATGTAAGATTCTATATTGGTTGGGACACGACACCAGTAACTCAATGGACTCTAGGAATAAATGGAGATCATATTATATCAATATCATCGGCGTCTATAGCGGATGCTAAAGTATATTCTAATGGTATGCCATCTGGAGCTTATAATCAAGCTGATGGTACACAAGGAACTTGTGGAAATTTCTTATCTGGTAATACAGATGGAAATTATGATCATACATTCTATTCAGGATGTGCAAATGGGCATTACGTTAGTTCATGGAATTTCAGTTCACAAGCGACAGCAATGATGGTATATTCAGGACAAATTAACCATAATGGTTCATCAAATTCAGTTGGGCATTCATGGTGTGTTGTAACACAAGTACTAGTAGGAAGTGGAGCAACTCAAGGTGCAAAGACTGATGTAACAGCAACATGGGTATACGACGAAGTTTAATTTTACATTTATGTAATATGTATTTATTTTTGTATAAAATGAAAAATCAGAGGAGTCACCAATAAAATGGTAGAAGAAATGGTATCCAAACCGCATGTAAATCCACTTCGCTTTATGTGGATAGCTCATTTTAACGATGGGACATCCTTACCAGAATTTGATCCATTCTTATTTAAAGTTCATCCAATGGGTGAAGTTTTTGAAAGAAGTGATAATTTAATAAAATTTGGATTATATCCAATACCTCCAACTCTAGCAAATGAGTTAAATAAAAGAAAGATTGAAACTGTAGTTTCTATTCCTTTCTTCCCACGATATGAGATAAACTTAGAAGGAGATAAACGATTGATATTCTATAGAAGGAATTTCATACATAATGAAACTTATCATAAGTGTTCAAAGTGTAATAAAGAATTTCATGCTAGTCCTAAAATATCTAGTACAGAAAGTATACAACCATCTTATATATGTCCAAGTTGTGGTGCTTATGATATATTTATATGTAAAAAATGTAAAAAAGAGTATAATTTAATTGAGGATGCTCCCGGTTATATGTGCTCTTGTGGATCTTATTTAGGAAGAACAAAAACAACTTCTAAACAATATGGAAGAGAACGTAGGGTTCGTGAACATCATATTGGTTACCAGGAAACTGTTAAAGGAGTAAATAAAAAATCTATTCTCAAGATAGATCAAGAAGGTAATGTAGAAGTTATCTACAAATAAAATGAATAAATTAATAATAACAACTGATGTCAACATTAACTTTTTAATGAATCGGCCTCACTCGGATGTGATTATTTGTTATTCATCTGTCTTTTCATGTTCTAATTATAACTAGTGTTAGAAAGAATGATATTATATATACTATTAGGATTAATAGCCCTTATTACTGGGCTTTGCTTTTATTACCGAAAACCAATAATTTCTTGGATAAAGAAAAATAAACTCAAGATGGTTGCTATAGTTGCAACTAGTAGCATTCTTGGGACTGGTGGTTTAATTTTATTAAATGATACTCCACCAATTCCATCGGATGAGACTTTTATATTATATGAAAGGGGCCCATTTCATAATGATTATTATAATTCAACAACAGGAAATCATACAGCATATTTTTCTTCAGGATATGTAAATTATCAAACTGCTGAAGATGTTGGGAAAGGGTTATGGTCTACTCCAATAAATACTACTTTTATTCTTGATGGTGTTACTGATGAATTAGTAATGAATCAATCTTTATATACAATAGTTGTTGCTGCAAATCGATCTTGGTATAGAATATATCCTGATAGAAATAATGAAACAGCTTGGATTGATCTTTATATGCCAGATATTCAAGTTCCAGAACCTCCTCCAGCAGGATTTTCTGCTTTAACTCCAGGAGGCGAAGGTGATCCAGTTGATTTTTTTGGAGCAAAAGATCCAACACTAACTGATAATCAAATAGAATGGGAATATGATGATTTTTCTATATCAATTGATAATGGTGCTTCTTCTTCATATTTTATATATACATTAAATAATGCTAATGCCGCTCCATATCTCAATATGACAATCTTTACAAATAATTTAACACTTAATGAGAATGGAACTATAGATGAATTCCCAGCTGTTCATTTAACTAATAGGGTTTGGGGTTCAAATGATACTTATTGTGATTTTAATTATACATATGATAGTATTAATAATTGGTTAAATATATCAATACCTCCAGATGAATTAGCGAAGTTAACTTATCCTATTTATATAGATCCAACTATTGAAATTGAAGGCGATCCAACTGATGGTAGACTTTCACATTCTAGTCCTGCTTGGGATACAATTAGAGAAGCTGCAGTATGTGATACTGCACGTCTTGAGGAAGTTCGTGCTCAAGATATGTGTAGAACTGATAGATGGGGAGTTACATATAATTGGGATAGAAGTTTTTTTGAATTTAATACTAGTGAAATTCTTGATGATGCAACTATAGTAGAGGTAGTTTTACAAATTCATGGATATTCAAGGAATGCTTGTGGTGCAATAATAATTAAGGGTGATTGGGGTGATGTATTAAATGAATCTGATTGGCAAGGATTTGATCGTACTCGTGATTATACTGGAAATTTATCGTGGCTTGTTAATGTAAATAATACAATGACTCTTAATAGTGAAGCAAGAGAAGATATAAACAAAACTGGAATGACTCAATATTGCATCCAAGAATATTACTATGATTATGGTGATAATCAACCTGGAACTAAATTTTTTTATTCTTGTGGAGGATATTATGCTAATGCCTCAATTTTATGGCAAAGACCATTATTAACAGTAACTTATTCAGTAGAACCGACTTTAGATTTATTTGAAGTTGTTCCTGAAGGAAATTATGAATGGGATTTAGATAATAATGATGCAATTTTTAATTGGAGTATTACTAATCCAGATCCTGGTGAAAGATTAGATATATACATAACATTTTGTGATAATAAAACTGGGCTAGTAGCTAGAGAACCAGGTTTTGCTGATTATGATTATAGATACAATGGAACAACTAATGTAACTGATAATACTATTTTATGGAATTTTAGTGTAGCAGATTGGAAAGATTATGGTGATTCAATGCATATGAAAGCAAAAGTTTGGGATGGATACTTTTGGTCTAATAATTTAACAGCTGATCTAGATGATGGAATTGATGGTACTAATCCAATTATAACAGATAATCAAACTGGTTATGATCCATGGGTTGAGACTCGTACAAGTAAGACATTTGATGTTAATTTTTCTGATGCAACATCAGGTTTAGCTGATATAGAGTGTTCTGATAGTGAGGAGGGAACATATTATTCCATTGCTGCTGTTGAAAATGCTTCTAGTTATGATACTGATTGGTATCTCCCAACTGGAGTATGGGACGATTTAGAGCAAGGAAATAATACTATTCATGTTCGTACTCGTGATGAAGCTGATAGTGTATGGGTATATGATAATACAACATTTTGGATTTATAAGGAATCCTTACCGCCAACAGTTGAGATAACTGCAATCCCTTATCTTGGAAGTTATCCACAATCTATTTCAGGTAATTCTTCTGATGCAGGTTCTGGTGTTTATAATACAACAATAACTATTTATGATGCTACTGATGATGATTACTGGACAGGAGTTGCTTGGGGTGCTGAAGTTGATTTAACTACAACACCTGATGCATATGATGGAATATGGAGAAATTGGTCTTATGATACAAGTGGAATCGCTTGGGAGTATGGAGATATCTATTGGATAAATGCAACATCAACTGATAATGTTAGTTGGCCTAGCACTCAAGCTCAAGAGACTTTTAAAATACCTAATATTCTATTTTCTTCGGAATATCCAGATGATACAGATACTGATGTAATGACTATGGTAAAAGATTTACATTGTAATGTAACTGGGCACGTTTCTTGGAATATAACATTGAGAGATGAAGATTATGCTCTAGTTGAATCATCTATTGCTAGTGATACTCTAGATGGAAGGAAATGGCTTAATTTATCTACAAATCCATTCAATACAAGATATAATAAAGATTATTATTTAAATATAACTGCAACAAATGGATCAATTACACTTTATCAAAATACATCTTTTTCAACTTGTGAGGGAGTAGGATTTATATTATTTGATAATATAACAGAAACTGTTAGTACCACTCCAAGATTTTATCAAGTTTATGTTCATAATAAATTTAAATTATTTGCTACAGCATGGGATGATGGATTACATTCTTATGAAATAGAAACAGATAATACTTTAGATAGAATTGATCAAGATCGAACTCTTATTGGAGGAGAGTATAGTTATTATTCTATTAATGGTAATGATACTTATGTAGTAGTGGGATGTCGTGATAGTGCTGGTATCCATATTTATGATAATACATTAACATTAAATCTAAGATATTCAAATCTATCTGGATTCTCTGTATATTCAATAGATATGAATGAAACTATCATAGCGTGTGCTGTTGGAACTGATGGATTCTATATATTAAGTACAGATGGTTCTACAACTACAATATTAGATCATACAACACTTGTTGATAGTGCAAATTGCACTGGTATTGGTATAGATGAAACTAATAATAGAATATATGTAACCACCTCTGATAATGGAACTGCTGCCTATTCTTATAACCCTTCAACTCATGCAGTTGCTCTCATAGATGGATGGAATACAGAAACTAATTGTGAATCTAATAAAATAATTATTGATTCTGATGAAGAAATAATAATTCCAACTGAAAGTGGATTAATGACATTCACCTGTGATGGTGCAACATTAACTAGAGAAATTGTTAATACAACTTATAATAATTATGATAATGGAGTTCTTGTAGAAGATAAATATATTATAGGAACTCATGACGAAACTGCTGAGATTTCATCAGCAATATACCCAAATAATCTATTTGTTGTGAAGAAAACTGATAATATTTCTGATTCAAATAGAGGTTATACTAATGGTGTTGATGTAGATGAAGATGATGTTTACATAGTTATTGCTAATGAAGAATATCTACAACTTTATGGATTTGATTTATCTCCTGTAGCACCACCTGTTATAGATTTGATATATGCAGGAAATCCTTCGAATGATATAGCATCAGATACAAAAGATGGTTCTATTAGATATCTTAATCATAGTTATCATAATGAAACTTATATAAATATTACTGCAGATATTTCTGTTCCAGAAGAAAGATATATTGGAAGATATCAAAGAACATCAGATGATAGTTATATGATTCCTACAGGAATATATAATGATTCTGATAGAGATGCTGGTGGTTATCAACATGAAAGTAATCATACATTTGTGGCATCTCAATATGAATGTGAATTTACTGGTTATTATCATCAAGTAAGTGCATATGTAACTACAGGTGGTCCTGGTGCTCTTTCTCCTGCATGGATTGCGTACGCTATTTATGATGATAATAATGGTGAACCTGGTGATTTATTAGGATATACTGAAAGGGGATGGCCAGGTTCTGATACATTTAATGAAACTGAAAGAGATATGAATGGTATTTCTTATTATCCAACATGTACTAATGTATGGTTTACATCAAATATATCATATGATGCAAATGGAGCATCTATAAATAATCTTACTTTAACAGAAGGTCAGAATTATTGGTTAGTTATTGCAACAAATGATAGTCTTGGATATGTTGGATATGGATATACTTATGGTGCTGATATTTATTGGTTAGCAGCAAATAAAATTGGAGATACTTCATATATGGCAACAGCACAATATAATTTAGAAGTAGATATGAATTATAGTAATGTTTCTTCATTATCTTGGTCAACTTGTAATGATGCTTATTATGGTTGTATATATGCTATTGCTAATGATTCTGCTAATGATTTAGCATCAGTTAATACTGAGAGTGCAACAGTTCAATTTTATAATGAAACTTCATGGGAAAATCATATAATGGTTAATTATGTTGATAATAATTGGACAGTGAATATTACAGGATTAACTAATAGTACACCATGGCATAAATTTAATATATCTGTTACTGATGAATCTCAAAATAATTTAGTATGGGAAAATTTTAGGTTCAAACAAAATTCAGAAACTGAATATGTACAATTTAAAACAGGAGTAGTAGCAGATTATGATGATAATAATCATACTACTGATTTATATTCACCAGATTATGTATTATATTTACAGAATGCAACATATGCAACAGCAGCATTCTATGGTGATGATGAAAATAAGGAAAGTGTATTAAGACATGAACAAGGAGTTGATGGAACTTTTGATGATACTGGTTATTGGATGAATATATATCCAGATGACACATTCCAAACTAGATATTGTCTAAAGTTTGCTGGTGGTTGGTGGGATGAAAATATATCTATAGAAAGTGATATTGAATTAAACAATATGCTTATTCATTGGTGGACTCAAGGTGGTGATGAACCTGATTGGGATGGACAGAGAATTCATTTTGGTAGAATGACTACTTTATATAATTTTGGTTGGTTAGAGGAAACAGGAGATCCTGATTGGAATTATGTTGAATTACAAACAAATGCTTCTACTAGAGATAAAATTATTCTTAATGTTCCTCCAAGTACGGTTTCTGGATCTGATCCTACTGGTGTTGACAATACATGTAGATTAATTAGTCAACATGTAAATATATCACAAGGAATTACTGATTCTACATTTGATAGTAGTAGTATTTATAACTTTTTCACTGGAGTAGATGCTAATGATTCTGTTGCATGGGGACAAGCAGGTGCTATGATATTTTCTAATTATAGTTATCCAGGATATATTATATTTAATGTTCCACAAGATATATTTGATGGCACAGATAACACAACAGATAGTGATTCAGATACAATACCAGATCATTGGGAAATGAATGGCACTTTTACTCATCCATTTGAAGAGGATACTGATAAAGATGGATATCTTGATGCAGTTGATGGTAGTCCAAATGTTTGGTGGGCATATACTGATAGAACTCCACAAATAAATGTAACTAGTGGAAGTCCTAATGCTACATCTGATGAACAGACTGCAGATTTCTCAGTAAAAATATGGGATGAAGATAATGATTTCCTAACTGCTGAATGGTGGTGGAAAAATGAGACTAATGTGTGGCATAAATTTGCCACTAATAGTAGTATAGATGTAACTGGAATATTAACTCAAACTGAAATTACTCAAAGTGATAGTAACTTTACAACTGATGCTCATCTTTACACATGGTCAATAAATGTCACTGATGGAGTATCTTGGAAGAATCAATCATATTCATTCAGAGCAGAAGTAGATGAAGTCATTCAGAATGATGGTATAGATTACTTTGTTTGGTTACAAGATTCATCTGCATATCATGTTGCTCAAGAAATAGTTGGGTTTAATTCTAATTCAGAATATATCGCAATATGGGATAGATCATCTTGGGATACTAATGATTGGTTGTGGAAGAAGTATTATGGAGATGCACATGGAACTAATTTCACGGTTGCGAAATATGATGTTATTATGGTATCTTTAGAAGATTCTGGAACACAAACTATATATATAAATGTAGACTTCGCAGATGATTATTCTGGTGATGTAAATATGACTTTAGCTAATAATGCTAGTGATGGTTTAGGATGGAATTTCAATGCAACTGTAACATATGATTTCTCAAGTAATCTTAATTCTACAAATGCTACAGTAGGACTTTCTTGGGATTGGGACGCAGGATGGGCAGAGGCTGTTGGTGTTTGGAATGATACCACAGAAGGTTCTCCTAAATGGGATTGGTGGTTCGCTGGATGGCCTTATAATATATTCAATACTAATATTGGACCATGGTGTGTTTTGCAATGGAAGATTGCTGATACTGTTAGATATTTTGATACGAGTGACTTTTAATGCCTATTCCTAATTATATAGTCTTTGGTTTAATCAAAGATTCGGACTCTAATGCAGTAGATGGAGCTACAGTGTATGCTATCGATAGGACTACTGGTGATATAAATGTAACAACACTAACAAATGCAAGTGGTGGTTATCAAATAGATTTATCAACATTGGCCAGTGTTGCTGATGATGATTCTATAGTTATAGCATGTACTTTTAATCATGAATCAATGCACTCACCATTTACATTAGACATAAGTTCTCCATTCAAGAAAATCGATATGACGCTCTCTTGGGAAGACTATAAGAATGATTATAGCACAGATGCGTTATTAGTAAAATATGATATACCAAATAGATTTGATATAGATACAATATTAAAATCTACAGAATTAAATAAATATGATTTGGAAGCGTTCTTAAGAAAAACTGAACATAGTGAGTATTCATTAGATGTTCTTGCGCAGATGTTTGATATAAATAGTGAATTCTTAATTAATCTTCTATTGAAATTCATTGAAGATAGATCATTAAATTTAGATATTCTAGCGCAAAAATTAGATGTCGAAGAAGAATATAATTTAGATATATCTACATTAATGAAAGATATTGAAATAAATAAGAAAATAGATATATTAGTTAACATTCTATTAAAAAATAATTATGATTTAGATGTGTTATTACAGGATACATATAGTAATGACATGGATATTAATGCATTATTATTAAAAAATCTTGGTACTAGTTCATTGAATGATATATTATTAGAAAAATATGATGTAGAGATAAAATTTGTTCTCAAAACATTATTAACTATCTTAAATTATAATAAATTTAATATTGATACACTAATAAAGAGACTTGATGTAGAAAAGTACTTTTTAATAGATACCGCTTTAGAATTATATGATATTGAAGTTGATCAGAAAATAGATGTATTAGTTGATATATTATTAAAGAATAACTATGATTTAGATATAATGCTAAGAAAATCAGTTGATAGTAAATTTGATTTAGATTCATTATTACTAAAAACTGTTGGTACAATACATGTAAATGATATATTATTACATAAGTTTAATGTGGATACCTCTTATATATTAAGAACTCTATTGACAATTTTAAATACAAATCAATTTAATATTGATGCATTATTAAAAAAGATGGAAGTAGAAGAACAATATATAAAAGATATATTATTGGAATTACATGATATAAAAACTAAATATAATATAGATACATTAGTTAATATATTATTAAAAAATGAATATGATTTCGATACTCTATTAAGAAAATCTGTAGACAGTAAGTTTGATTTAGATTCACTACTATTCAAAACTGTTGGGACAACATCAATTAATGATATATTACTTGAGAAACATGATGTAGAAACTAAATATAAACTTGTAGCATTTCTAAATGTATTAAATCGGCGTGGATTTAATCTAGATTTATTAATTAAACGTATGGATGTTGAAGAAGAATATTCCATTGATATTAGCTTAGAATTAAGAGATATTGAGACAAGAAAGAATTTAGATGTATTATTAAATATTTTAACAAGTAATAATTACGATATTGATACATTATTACGGAAGTCTGTTAAGAGTGAGTTTGATTTGGATTCTCTATTATTTAAAACTGTTGGAACCACATCAGTTAATGACATATTACTTCATAAGAATGATATCGAAACTAAATATATACTTAGAACACTATTAACTACATTAAATACTAATGGATTTAGTATAGATTCATTAATTAAGAATATGGATATAGAGGAAAAATATTCACTTGATATTGCTTTGGAATTAAGAGATATTGAAATAAGGAAGAATTTAGATACGTTATTATCACTTTTACTAAAGAATAATTATGATATTGATATATTACTACATAAGTCTGTTAAGACAAATTTCGATTTAGATTCTTTATTATTCAAAACTGTTGGAACATCATCATTAAATGATATCTTATTAGAGAAACATGATATTGAAACAAATTTAATAATTGATACATTATTAGGTATGATTAATGTAAATGTATTAGATTTAGATTTACTTATTAGTAATATGAATATAAAAAATAAATTCTTAATTGATGTTTCATTAGAGAAACAAGATATAGAAACTTCTAAAAAGTTAGATATATTATTAAAATATGTTTCATTAGTTAAATCTGGATTTGATTCATTATTACATATGTTTAATGT